GCGTGAAGGTAAACAACAAAGACACGGAGTGGGCTAGTGGAACGCACGAAGAAATCAAAAGTTATTTACAAACATTCGATTGGCATGAGGCTATGCTTCTTGCTCATAACACTATGTTTGATGGTGCCATTTCTAGCTGGTGTTTTGATATTCGTCCTCGGGCTTATACCGATACTCTGTGCATGTCCCGTGCTGTTAATGGGGTGGAAGATAGTGGAAGCCTCAAGGCGCTGGCTGTTAAGTACAACGTGGGTGTTAAGGGAACGGAAGTCGTCAACGCCCTCGGAAAGCGCAGAGAAGATTTTACGCAGGATGAACTAGACCGCTACGGCGACTACTGCATTAACGATGTGAACCTGACCTACGAGTTATTCAAACGTATGGGGTCTGGTTTCCCCCGCAAGGAACTCAAGCTGATAGACCTGACACTGCGTATGTTCGTAGAGCCGACGCTGGACTTGGACCTTGGGCTACTCGAAGAACATTTGAGGAATACTAGAGACTCAAAGGATGACTTGTTAAGGGACGCGGGTATCGAACGCGAAGAACTTATGAGCAATCCTAAGTTCGCAGAGGTATTGCGGTCGTTCGGCGTCGAGCCGCCGATGAAGGTAAGCCCGACCACAGGTAAGGAAACCTACGCGTTCGCCAAATCGGACGAAGCGTTCAAGGCGTTGGCTGAGCGTGAGGACAGCCGTGTACAGGCTGCGGTGGCGGCGCGGCTTGGCGTTAAAAGCACTCTGGAGGAGACACGCACACAGAGGTTTATAGATATAGCCAAGCGTGGGTTGCTGCCGGTTCCAGTTAGGTACTACGCCGCGCACACTGGGCGTTGGGGCGGTGACGACAAGATCAACCTGCAAAACCTCCCGTCACGCGGACCAAACGGCAAAGCCCTCAAGCGCAGTATCATCGCTCCCGAAGGGTACTCAATCATCGAAGCGGATTCCGCGCAGATCGAAGCACGGGTGCTGGCGTGGCTAGCAGAGCAGGACGATCTTGTTAGTGCGTTCACTAACAACGAAGACGTTTATGTGAAGATGGCGTCCCGCATCTATGGCGTTGATGAGGCTGACGTAGACAAAGACCAACGGTTCGTCGGTAAGACTACGATCCTTGGGGCTGGCTACGGTATGGGGGCGGTGCGTTTCAAAGAGCAGCTAAAGACGTTCGGTTTTGATATGGAACTGGACGAAGCCCGACGGGTCATTAACATCTACCGAGACGCTAACTGGAAGATAAACCAACTGTGGCGTGACGCGCAGAACACGATAGCGTCGTTGTACAGCGGCGGCAGTACGTCGTTTGGTGTGGGTGGTCTTATCGAAGCAGTCCCCGATGAGTCAGCACTTCGCTTACCTTCTGGTTTGTTGTTACGGTACGGCGATCTACAGGCCCACCAGACCGACATGGGTTTTGAGTACGACTACAAAACCCGCCGTGGCCGGACCCGGATATACGGTGGCAAGGTTATTGAGAACGTATGCCAAGCACTCGCACGGTGCATTATCGGTGAGCAGATGCTAGAGGTAGCCAAGAGATACAAGGTCGTTCTGACTGTGCATGACTCTATCGTTTGTTGCGTCCCTGATGCCGAAGCCGAAGCGGCCAAGGCGTATGTCGAGGAATGTATGCGTGAAGTTCCCGATTGGGCCCACGGTTTGCCCGTCGATTGTGAAGCTGGAGTTGGTAAATCCTATGGAGACTGCGAATGACGAACGAGCGTGATAACAACACACACGATACGATAGACAACATGTGGGCTAGAGGTATGCCTGTTTGGACAGGGGGTAGAGCCATTGATGAAGTGAGTACGCGGGGTGAATTCATAGACTGCACCAATATAGAATGTGATGGGCTTATCAAATTTGATACCGTGCGGATGGAGCCGGGGATGGCGCTAGATCAGAGCGGTGTGTTCATCGACGCACGTTGTTCTAAATGTAGTTTCGCTGGGCAGTTGGGGATACTGAACCAACAAGTCAGAGACGATGAATTTTTGGGGCGTTTGGTGTGGGTTTATAAGGTGGAGACTGCGAATGACTGATGCTATGGCGCTGAAACTGTATTATAAAAGTCGTATGAGTACGTTTGAGGTAGCCAAGGTACTTAACTGCACGGAGGCAGAAGTCTGGAACGCGCTTGCTCGCAACGACAAAGAGAACCCCCGTAAATGACATATAGTGTATCGCCTTGGTCCTTCAGTAAGATCAAAGCCTTTGAGCAGTGCCCTAAGCAATTCTACCATATGAAGATTGCCAAAGACTACACCGAGAAAGAGACCGAGGCGATGCTGTATGGAACTTTGTTCCACGAAGCCGCCGAGAATTTTGTCAAGGACGACACCCCTATACCCGAGAAGTTTAAGTACGCCGAAGCTGCGCTAACCAGCCTGAAGAACAAGCCCGGTAAGAAGCTGTGTGAGTACAAGTTAGGACTCACCGAAGACTTAGAACCCTGCGGCTTCTTCGATGAAAACGTATGGTTTCGTGGTATTGCGGACCTAATCATACTGGACGGTGACACCGCTTGGGTGGTAGATTACAAAACTGGCAAGTCAGCCAAGTACGCTGATAAAGGGCAGCTTGAGTTGATGGCGTTAGCTACGTTCAAGCACTTCCCCGAGATTAAAAAGGTCAAGGCAGGTCTGCTGTTCGTTATCGCAAAGGCTCTTGTCAGAGACAGTTACGAAGATACCGTGGCTCCTATCCTATGGAAGAAGTGGTTGTCCGACTACGCTAGGATGGAGAAGGCTTTGGAGACGAACACTTGGAACCCAAGGCCGAGCGGACTGTGCCGCGCACACTGTGCAGTTATTGATTGCCCTCACAACGGGAGGAACTGATGCCCTACACCAAGAAACCGCGCCCCTACAAAAAAGAGTATCAGCAGCAGAAAGCCCGCGGTGAGCATGGCGACCGCATGGAGCGGCAGCGGGCGCGCCGTGAGATGGATAAGACAGGTAAAGATGCCAACAAGAACGGCAAAGCCGATAAGCGCGAGGGTAAGGACGTCGCGCACAAGAAGCCCCTATCACGCGGCGGCGCTAACAAGGACGGAGTAACCGTCCAGAGCCGCAAACGAAACCGCGCTGCGGGTGGCGCACTGAGTAAGGGCAAGCGAAAGAAATAACACACCAAAGGAGAACTTAAGTGCGGGTTATCAACGATAAAGCAATACTTCTAAACCTGCGAAACCCCGGAAAAGTAACCAACACAATCGCTAAGAGTAAGATCATTAGCGAGAACAAGGTGCTGGTTAACTGGGGCGTAGAAGAAGCGATCACGCTCAAGAGCATCAATATAGATATACCGTCGCCTATTGTCGGTCGGTACGGGTGGCCGGGGAAGTACACCCCTTTCGACCATCAAAAGTCCACGGCTGCGTTCCTGACAAAACACCGTAAAGCGTTCTGCTTTAACGAGCAGGGTACAGGCAAGACCGCCAGTGCTATCTGGGCATCTGACTTCCTGCTTGAGCAGGGGGTGGTTAACCGAGTTCTCGTCATATGTCCGTTGTCGATTATGGATTCGGCTTGGCGAGCGGACTTGTTTACATTTGCTATGCACAGAAGTGTTGATGTGGCCTACGGTTCCCCCGACAAACGCCGCAAGATCTTAGCCAACGGTGCTGACTACGTTGTAATAAATTATGACGGTGTGGAGATCGTAGCCGACGACATCGCGGCAGGGGGTTTTGACCTCATCATTGTAGATGAAGCTACGCACTATAAGAACGCGCAGACGAAACGCTGGAAAGCCCTAAACAAGCTGGCTGGTGAGAATACTTGGCTATGGATGATGACGGGTACTCCCGCCGCACAAAGCCCCCTTGATGCGTATGGCCTAGCTAAACTCGTCAATCCCCGTGGAGTGCCACGTTACTTCGGGTCGTTCCGCGACCAAGTGATGTATAAGATTACCCGCTTCAAGTGGGGCGTGAAGGACAGCGCCACAGAGACAGTGTTCAACGCGCTGCGGCCAGCTATTCGGTTCACGAAGGGGGAGTGCCTAGACCTACCGGACATGGTGTACACCAAACGTAAGGTCGAACTGACTCCACAGCAGCGTAAGTACTACAAACAACTTAAGGACCAGATGGTTATGCAGGCGGCTGGTGAGGAAGTTACCGCCGTTAATGCAGCCGTCAACATGAACAAGCTGCTACAGATATCGGCTGGTGCGGTTTACACCGACCACGGAGATGCTTTGCAGTTCGACATCAAGAACCGGTACAAGGTTCTCATGGAGGCCATACAGGAGGCCAGCGGCAAGGTGCTTGTGTTTGTCCCCTTCCGCCACGCCATAGGCATACTATCGGAACAGTTGGCGTCAGACGGCATTACCAACGAGGTAATCCAAGGCGATGTGCCAGCCACCAAGCGCACCGACATCTTCAAACGCTTTCAAGAACAGGACGACCCAAAGGTTCTGGTTATCCAACCCGCTGCCGCATCACACGGTGTTACGTTAACAGCCGCCGATACAGTGGTCTGGTGGGCGCCTACAAGTTCGTTGGAGACCTACTCTCAAGCCAACGCCCGAGTGCATCGTTCGGGGCAGAAGAATAAATGCACCGTGATTCAGCTTCACGGTTCCCCCGTAGAGCATCACGTTTATAGGTTGTTGGACGACAGAATTGACGTCCATTCAAAAATCATAGATTTATATAACGAATTGCTTGACTAACCCTCCACACTCAACTATCTTCCGCCACCCACAACAAAACGGAGAACTGCGGAGTGGAAGACAACGACCGCTTGGGTAAGCTAACGAAGGCTTACATAAACATCCGTGATCGACGCACGGAGATCGCCGCTGAGTTCAAGAAAGAAGACGATGGACTGAAGGAGCAGCAGGACAAGATCAAAGCTAGCCTCCTAGAGTTCTGCAAGGAAAACAACATCGACAGCGTTAGAACTGAGGCTGGTGTGTTCTACCGAAGTCAGAAGCGCCGCTACTGGACTAGCGATTGGGAGTCGATGCACAAGTTTATCCTTGAACATGAAGCGCCTGAGTTTCTTGAGAAGCGTCTCAACCAGACCGCTGTTAGGGAGTTCTTAGAGGAGAACCCGGACATCCTGCCTCCGGGTCTCAATGTGCAATCCGAATACACAATCTCGATCAGGAGAAAGTAATGAGTACTGAATACGTCCCTATTGATGACGTTGCAAAGTGTTTGCACGTGTCGCCAGCCACCGTCCGTGGCTGGGTGCGGAAGGGGGAAATTCCGCCAAACACCTACATCAAGGTGGGAACTACCTACCGCTTCAACGTAGACGCAGTAGTTGAGGCTCTGCGTGGGCCGGAAGAAACTGAGGGGGAAGTTCCCCACGTGGAAGCCGACAACGTAGGGAATGACGTTACGACCGATAACAACTTAGACGAAGACATCTAGGAGAACAAAATATGTCTGAACTATCTATCTTTGAAGGCAACTCCCTTGTCTCTAGTGACCTGTTCAAATCGCTGCAGAGTGCTGGAAGCAACCTACTCGGGCGTTCCGGTGGAGGTATGCGCCGTATCAGTATTCGGGGTAAACGGTTCCGTGAACTTGTTGGCAGCGAGGAGATGCGTGTTAGCAAGTCCGACAGCATGAATGTTGTCATCGTCAACGCAGCGCCCCTCTCGCGTACTTACTACGAGGGCACATATAGCCCCGATAATCCTTCCGCACCGCATTGCTGGTCGGCGGATACCAACGTGCCGTCACCTGACGTACCAGAAGATCAGCGTATGGCCCCTCGCTGCATGGACTGCCCGATGAATATCAAGGGTTCTGGACAGGGCGGGAGCCGCGCTTGTCGTTTCCAGCAGCGTCTCGCTGTGGCACTAGAAGGCCAAATGGATAAGGTCTATCAGTTGCAGCTTCCGGCAACCAGCGTGTTCGGTGACAGTAAGGACGGCAAGCTGCCGATGCAGGCATACGCACGGTTCCTCAATGCCCACAACACGCCGCCCATCGCAGTTGTCACAGAGATGTATTTCGATGATGACAGCGATGTACCAAAGCTGTTTTTCAAGCCGGTTCGCCCTCTGGAGGAGGCTGAGTTGAAGCAGGCTGCGGCGCTTCTGGAACATCCCGATACGGAACGGGCTATCACCTTCACGGTGGCGAAGCCCAAGGAAGACGCCGATGTTAGTGCGGCACTAACAAAACCAGAGCCTAAGAAGGCTAAGAAGGCTAAGAAAGCTAAGGTTGAGGTGGACGAGGACGAGGACGAAGGCGACGAGCCGGAAGAGCCTAAGAAGGTCGCCAAAAAGTCGGATGCCGCTTCGGGCGGTACAGACCCCGAGTTGGATGCTATAGTGGACGCTTGGGACGACTAATCTAAAGCTATAGCACCGCCGCGACCGTTTCGTGGGGAGGCGGTCGCGGCACCTTCTCGGGAGATTGTAATGGAACCAAGAGTGTTCTTAGGGAAGGCGCTATCGGAGAACGGCTACTACTGTGTATTCGCTGCAAAAAGCGCAGAAAACAGGCGGACACAGAAGTTCTACACCTCGGTAAGCGCCGTCATAGACGCG